ATTAATAGACCACACATAATCAACATAGTTTTATGTTGTAAATCATAAGAGGTATTATGGAAAAACGTAAAAATCGATCAGATAAATACCAATATGTCCTTTTAGAGACCGTGTGCTCTAATGATATGATGGAGGCTTTCTGTAATGAAGATTCCATTTCAGCTAGACTTAATCCATTTGAATATAATGAAGTTCTTATTGAGTTAGAAGAACAGCTCAAAGTAGAATTTTGGAGAGTAGTTGATACTCTACTTACTCCAAGACAAAAAGAAGTGATCAGACTTTATGCTGATGGTTATACCCAAATGGAGATAGCTAAGATGCTTAATGTTAATCAGTCCTCAATTACTAAGAGTCTTAATGGCAACGTTGATTATAAGAATGGTAAAAAGGTTTATGGTGGGGCTCGCAAGAAAATAAGAAAGATTATCGAAAATGATGAAAAGATAAAGGATATTCTTTCTAAAATGCAAGCTGCAAGAGATGAAAAATGGTAAGCTGGTAATATTTTGGAAAATATAAATAGCATTAATCGTTAATAAAGTTAGATTATTATCAATATTTCTTTATCTATGGTAGGGATATGTTAGATTTACGGGAGACGTAATGGCAAAGTTTACAGTCGATTACACAGATGTTGAACATAAAATTTATAAGAAGGCTTATAAATTAGCTGATGTTAAGGATCAACTTGAGACCGTAGCATTTGATATTGTAAGATTTAAAGATGGGGATAAGGGCGCGGACCTCTGGCAAATTCAAAGTGCCGAAGATGGCGACTATATTGTTTCTATTTATGAAGAAGACAATGACGAGTTAAAAGCCTCCGCCGCATGGGAAGTTTTTCTTTCAAAGGCTGCTGGTTATTTACAGATTTCTTATAAGGGAGAGCCCCTTGTTAAAATTGCTGGATCTACATTGGGAATTCCAGCTAATGAACTTCACAAGGTCCCAAATTATCTACCTTCTAAATTGGCAGGAAATAAGAAATTGGTTAATTCTTTATTAAATCAATTATCTACATCAGCTAAAAAAGAGGTATTAAAGAAGTACCCAGAGTTAGTTTAACCAAAATATAGGATGCTAAATGAGCCACGATAAAATAAATCAACTAATTGGTTTTATAGCTAAGAACGTAGAAGCTAATGAGAAGTTAGCTACCCCTGTTCTTTCTGCCAAATTAGCAAAGTGTGTGGAATCATATCCATACGATCAAACTCTTGGAGCTGTAGCAACTGTAATTAATAAAATGGCAGTTAATAACACTCTTTTTATTCGCAAGGCTGATTTTAAATCACTTTACAATAAACTTTATTCTCGTAATACAAAATTTGCTGAATTATTTCAAGATGAATTAGGATTGAAAGAAGAAACTTCACCAATTACTACTTATCAAAGAGACGATTCTTCCGATGTTAAGACATATGAAGTAGGTGATCAAGTATTAGCCAATGCATTAACAAGTGTATTTGATAATACTATTCCTCTTAAAGAATATTCTTTAGCCTTAGCCAATTCGGCTGTTAAATTAGTCTCCTCTACTTTAGACGCTTGGAATTTAAAACCTTCTAGATTAGAAGTAGATGGTGGTAATGATAAATTTTTGGTACTTAAGGCAAGCTACGAAACTCCAAAAGGAGTTACTAGTTTCTATGTTCCAGTTGAAATTAATAGTAATAAAGTAGTTGAAGCTTCTGTATTTATGGGAAATTCTGGACCTCAAGAATTAAATCACGTTAGTATTAAATCTTATTTGACTTCTTTTGCTGGAAATAAACTTGTAGTTAGTGGTGCTGTTATTTTAGGAGCTTTAAATAAGGCTGCATCTGAAAATAGAGTTGTTTCTGACGCAGAATTAGCACTTACCAGATTAAATGCTAAAAGAGAGGGCAGTACCGAATTTTCTCAAAATCAGATCGTTGGTCAAACAATTTCTGAATCAGTTAAAGATGTTATTACTCCACAACATCAAGATTTTTCTACATTTGAAGAGCAATTAGAAACTCCACATGGGCAAGCATATTTCCAATTTGGAACAGCCGTAACTGCTGGAATAAATTATTTAAATAGAGAATTAAATGGTTTTGGTTTCAAAAATTCTCAAATTGCAGTTGCTAAGAGCGATGCTTCAACTATATTTTATAGTGTTGCCGTAGACTCTGGTAAAATTGGATTTACTGTTCCAGTTAAAGTTGTCAATAGTAAAGTAATAATCCCTTCAATTATGTTATGTAATGGAAGTGTTTCTACATTTAGTGCTGACTCTATTAATAATTTACGTGTTAAAAATGCAACAGACTATAAAGCAGCTGCAGTAGCTTCTCCACAATTTTCTCTTAAACCAAGTGATTTGGTAAATAATATTAGAATTGCTTTATCTGAAAATAATCATTCAAAAGCAGAAGATGCTTTAAATGTATTAGCTAATGCTGGCGATGAAAAAGCTTATGCTACTGGATTTCAAATTTATTTAAATGGTCTTACTGGTAAAAAATCAGAATCTTCTGCGCAATCATGTTGCAGTATGATTCTTAAGAGTGCCTCCAGTCAACACCCAGTTTGTGGTCATACCAATTTACCTGTCCATAAAGTTTATCAAGATAAAGATGGTAATTGTCGTCCCCTTTACAGAAGAGGCATGGATGAGACCTACGAAGGTGCTACGTTCATGAACTCCAAAATATTTGGATAATCATGAGAATATATAGACTAGCTAGTTTGTTTACAGTCAAATACAAGTTTGCCAATGATTCGGCAAACTTAGAAAATTCTTTACGTAAACAAATTTCAGTTCTTTGGAATTATCCAAATAAATTATTTCCTATTCTAAAAGCTTGCGCTGATTCTGGCGCAGGTAAAGCTAAAACTCCTCATGAGAAAAAAGCGGTTGCAGGATATAAATTTTGTAAGAAATTAATTGAATTAATTGAATTACTAAAAAATAATTCAAACACTTTCAGTGTCGGTGAAATCAGAGAAGTATTATTACGCATTGTTAATTTAATAAGTGAAAATAAAGATTTATCTTTTGGGGTTGAAGGTAAGCCATCAAAAAATGCGCCTTCACCTTTAGTTACTACACAATTTCCACATGTATCAGCGTTAATTTTTGAATTAATGCCAATGGTTAAGAGACATGATGTTAAAGTTAGAAATGATATGCAAGGTAAAGCTAGAACTGGTTTATCTAGAATTTTAAGCTTATCTAGTAGTATGTTGGAAGATATCAAGAAACTAGAAGTTATGTCTCCTGAAAAATTTACTCACGAAACGTCTCCAGATGTTGATATTAATCAAGAAACTCCGGATAGATTCAGCCCACAACGAGCGCCAGTATCTCAAAATGATATTATTGATTTTTTAAGACAGCATGGCGAAGAATATGGTTTATCATCAAAAGATGATTGGAATACTGTATTTGATAATGATCCAGTTCTTAGAGAAGAAATAACTAGCGTTATTAACGCCTTAAATAGAGGGCATAATCCTGTTGATGGATTAGCTGTTAAAACAGAAATTCAAGATATCTTACAAAGACACAAAGAATTTCAAGCAAAAAATGCCCCACTTTTTGAAGAAACAGAATAAGGAACACTTATGAGAATTTCAGAATTATTAACATCAATCGCATCTTGGTTAGAAAGCCCAAATAATGAGGCTTTGCTATTAGCTGAGTATGATGAGCAATGTTTAAAAGTTGTTGCTGAATCTTGTGTAGTTGCTGCCTCTGCTTTAAAAAAAGCAGCACAAGAAGTAGATTGTATTGAGCCTCCAGAAGATTCAACAATCACACCAGAATCTATTGAGGGAATCGCTGCCTTAGCAGCCGCCCTGGATGCCTCAGGTGATCCAGAGCTTATTAAACAAGCTTCAGTATTAGATGAATTACTACTTACGATTGCTGCCCCGCCAAATGCCTTAAATGACAAAAAAGCTGCGGAAGAAAAAAAAATTGATGATATTAAAAAAAAATATCATAGTGCCAATGAAGAATTAGACAAAACAAATAAAATTGCCGACTCTATTAAAGCTATCGATAAAAGTAATATGACAAAAGATTATAGAGTATTAGAGGCTCCATTAAGCACCAGATACTGCCCAGATCATTCTGGGGTCCAAATTTCACGTATTGGCGAACATCACTGGCAATGTGAGTTAGATAAGAAAACTTATAATTTTGAAACAGGATTTGAGTTAAATAATGGATCACGAGTTCCTGGTGGAGATGTTGCAAATCAAACTCAAGGAATTAGTGAAGAAACTAATGCAATTTTTGATACAAGAGAAGGCAGACTCGGTACGAACCAGCCATAATTTGATATATTATGTGTAATGAACAAAACTGCCCTCAAGAAAATTTTAGAACATCCAGATAAAGACGAATTCATTTCAAAGTTAGTAATGGGATTTTCCCCTAAAGATGTCCATGATTGGTTGGCATCTAAATATACTAACGTTAGTGAGTCGAAATTTGTTATTGCTGAAAATAGCATTAAATCATTTCAATCTAATTATTTAGATGTTTATTCTATTATTCAAGAAGATTTAGCTAAAACTAAAGCGGCTATAGTTAATTCTACTGAGGATGAATTACAATTTGCTGTTAATAATTCTCAAGCATATAAAGAAATTATTAAACGAACAGCAAATGAAGAATTAGATATTAGAAAAATTGTTAAGAATTTATGTGTTGCGATTGAAACACGTTTGGGGCAAGTCTTCGATGAAATTCAGGAAGATCCCAGAAATATTAATACCAAAGTTGATAGAGTATTTTTAGAATATGCTGAAGTTTTAGGTAATATTTTAGAAAAATATTATAAATTTACTGAATCTCCAGCCGATCAAGTAGTACAACACAATGTAACATTACAGGTCGTAGATCAGCATATTACGGTATTTCATGATGTAATTAAGGAAGTTTTATCTCAAATGGATTTAGAGACTTCACTTTATTTCATGGAAGTATTTAATGAAAAAATGAATACTTTGAAGCCTCCATCTGAAAAAGTGGTTCCGACTACTGAAGTCAGATTAGCAGAAGCTAAGTTACTTAATGAAAATATTAATAAAAAGCTAAATGAGAACTTATGAAACCTTCCTCTAAAAAAAATGTTTGGTATACGCCAGCTGAAGATTATGATAATACTTCTAATAATTCTACATATGAGTCATTAGATATTCCGGAAGAGTTGGAAGATAAGGTTGAAAAATTAATGCAATTTTTTGACAAAAATAAAATTAAATATGATAAATATAATCCAGAAGATATTCCAAAGTTAGATCTAGATAAAAAACAAGCATATCCTAACTACGAACATTATATGAATGTGCCAGGTCAACACGACACACAAAAGTGGTTACAAGCCGTTAAAGCCGTATATCATAAGGAGAGGGGCGGTCTACCACGAATCAATGCGATTCGTCAAGCTGTTGCAGGTTGGAATTTGATGGAAGTTCATGATTTTCTTAACTGGCTTAAATTTTATGAAGAAGGTGCGCACTTGAAATACAAATTTGCTCAATTATGGTACGAAAACGGAGAGCCAGGATATTTCTTACATATCAAAAAAGATCCTGAAAAAGTGCCGGAGCCTCCAGTTACAGGTAAAGATATTGATTTTGCACGCGATAGTGCCGGCGCGGAGATGCCATCTTCTGAAAAGAAAAGTATCATAGAAAAGCAAAGACATAAGATCATTGGAAGATTAGATTCTGCAGAAAAATTATTACGTTCAGAAGATGGACAAATGTTTGCTGGTAAAGAATTGGAATCTTTAATGGAAGCTATTTATAATTTGAAGAAAAAAGTATCTCTTGTAAATAAATTGAGTACATCTACCAAATTATATGAAGATATGATTATTCGTGAAGCTAACTCTCTTAATAAAAGAGGATTTGTGAAGGCTTCAGAAATATTATATTCAGTAGCTCAGGAAGCTGGCATGCCAGCTAAAAAAACTGATAAGTCTCCGCCTGTAAGTCCACCATCCTCTCCAATAGATGCATCTGGTGCTCCTGGAGGATTACCATCCGTTGGACCAGGAATGCCACAAACACCTCCTGATAGTGCTCCAAATGAAATGCCACCAAAAGCCATAGAAAAGTTTTTGGAAAATTTAGATACTGGTAAAATTACCACTAATGAAGATAAAAATGACAATAGTGATGTTGACGATGACTTAGAAGTGAATGATGAATTACTTGTAACAGAGGCTCAAGAAATTCCTCCTCCACCTCCTCCAAAAGCAGCTCCAAAAGAAAAACTTAGAGAAGCTCCGGCTGTTAAAACGGACCCAGTCACTGACAAACCAATTGAAGTTTCTGAAGATGATACTAAAACAGAGTCAACTTCTAAAGACTTTGATAATATGATTGATGCAGCTTTTGCCAATTTATCAATTAATGATGTAGTTGCGAAATTAGAAGACTTAGCAAAGATTTTCAAAACTAGAGAAGTTCCGAGACAGTTGTCTATTGTTGATATGATGTTAGATAGTTTAGGTCTGGCTTCATTTTTTCCTTCTTTATCAGAAGCGACCAATAAAGCTCTTGAGTCAAATAATTATATTTCTACTCGCGTAGAAGATATTATTTCTAAATTACGTGGAGCTATGGAAACTAAAGACATTGATTTAAAGGGAAATGAACAAGAGGTTAATCCAGCTGTTCAAGGTATTAAGGATAAACTTCAACAAAATGATGAAAAAGAAAAGGCTCGTAAAGAACAGCGTAAAGCTCAACAAAATAGCGAATTAGATAATGCTGGTAAAGAAACTCCAGAAATTGAAATTGATGAAGATCTTGCTACACCACCAGCTGCACCGAAAGTTCCACCAACTCCAGCAGCCCCTCCAGTCTAATTTGGATATGAATGAAATTAAAAGAGCTACTTACACAATTAAAAGACGTGCAAGAAAAAAGTGGAACATCTTTATGTTACATTTGCGGAGGCACGCCACGAGACCGTTATTTAAAACATCTAGAAAATATTTCAGATATTGATTTAACTACCGGAGATAAAACTGTTGAATTTTTATCTCAAGAATTTTATACAGCATTGAAGAAAACATTTAATGTTACTAGAAAAGTAATGTCAGATGGACACAGCACCATTTTTATTGGAAATTTAAAAGTAGATTTTTCCTCTAATTATAATGTCCCAAATATTGAATCCTATTTATCTAAAATAGGTATTAATAATCCTACT